ACAGTATTACAAACTACAATAAGTAGTACCGTGGAACATAGAACCCTAGAACATTGGTTCCTTGACAAGCAAGGAAAGTTATCAGCCTGGCGCGAGTGGAGACAACAGTTATCTGCAATGGATACTGAATCTGCTTACAACGAAGCCGCTACCTGGTGGAAATTTGTTCCTTTAGTAAGCAAAACCTTTGATCCTTGGAGAGAAGAAACTTGGCCTGATCCTTGGTCATTGGTGGGCAATGGAAGCTTTTGTCCCAATGCACAAGGCCTAGGAATTTTTTATAGCCTAGTGTTGACCAGCATAGATTGCGAGTTAATGTTAGTTATTTTGGAAGACAAACCCCGGCTTATGGTGTTACTACCAAACAAAACTTTGTTAAATTATTATGACGGAGAAACAGTTGACATGAAAAATGCAGACTTCCAAATTTTAAAAACATGGACGTCTAGCGACCTGGCTAGGCTGGTTAAAGTGTAAAGATATTACGTCAGTGGTCCTGGTTAAGTATTTGACCGTTTTATGACTATGGAGCACTACAAACAATGGATAATCAAATAAGAGATATGAGCAAAAGTATAATAAATGTTGTAAAGAGAGACGGGCACCGAGAGCCGTTGGACATAAACAAAATCCATTTAATGGTAGAAGAGGCTTGTGAAGGGTTAGCAGGAGTCAGCGTAAGTCAAGTTGAAATGAATGCAGATTTGCAGTTCAATGATGGCATTACCACTGCTGACATCCAAGAAATCCTTGTGCGTAGTGCCAGCGATTTAATTAGTCTAGACAAGCCAAAATATCAGTATGCCGCGGCCCGTTTATTGCTATACGGTTTACGCAAAGATGTCTTTGGGAAATTTGATTATATTCCATTGTATGATCTAGTTAACAAGAATGTTGAGCGTGGTGTATATGATGCCGAATTGTTGACTCAATATACCGAAGCAGAATGGCGTCAGCTAGATGTCTATATCAATCACGAACGCGATTTAGAATTTACCTACGCTGGCATGCGCCAAGTTGTGGACAAGTATCTGGTTCAAGATCGTTCAAATGGTCGTGTGTTTGAAACACCACAGTACATGTACATGATGATTGCGGCAACATTGTTTGCTACCTATCCAGCTGACAAGCGTCTGAGTTACATTCGTCGTTACTATGATGCAATTTCTACATTCAAAATTAATATTCCTACTCCTGTAATGAGCGGAGTGCGTACCCCTATTCGACAATTTGCCAGTTGCGTGTTGGTCGATGTTGATGACACATTACCTAGTATCTTTAATAGTTCTACCGCCGTTGGTTATTACATTGCACAACGAGCTGGCATTGGTCTAAATCTTGGTCGCATTCGTGCCATCAATTCAAAGATTCGAGGCGGCGAAGTGGCACACACTGGTGTTGTCCCCTTCTTAAAAGTGTTTGAGTCAGTGGTGCGTAGCTGTACACAAAATGGTGTGCGTGGCGGAAGTGCCACTGTGCATTTCCCAATTTGGCACAAAGAAATTGAAGACATACTGGTGTTGAAGAACAACAAAGGAACAGAAGATAATCGTGTTCGCAAGTTGGATTATTCAATCCAGTTAAGCAAACTTTTCTATGAGCGACTAATTGTTGATGGTGACATCACATTGTTCTCACCACATGATGTTCCTGGCCTGTACGAAGCATTTGGCAACAACGATGTATTTGATGCGCTGTATGTAAAATACGAAAACAATTCTAAGATTCCAAAGAAGACTGTGAAGGCTATGGCATTGTTTGGACAGATGCTGAAAGAAAGAGCCGAAACCGGCCGCATCTATATCATGAACATTGACCACTGTAACAGTCACAGTAGCTTTCAAGATATGATTCGCATGAGCAACCTGTGTCAAGAAATTACATTGCCAACAGATCCAATTCAATCCATGGATGATGTTGAAGGAGAAATTGCCCTTTGTATTCTTAGTGCAATCAATGTTGGCAATCTAAAAGAGTTAGATGATCTTAAAAATCTAACAGAACTGGCGGTTCGTGCCCTGGATCAGATCATTGACTATCAGCGTTACCCAGTTGCGGCCGCAGAGCGCAGTACCAAGGCTCGTCGCAGTCTTGGAATTGGTTACATTGGTATGGCACATTACCTGGCCAAGAAAGGTTTAAAGTACAGCGACCCAGAAGCCGCCAGGTCAGTCAATCGTTTAACAGAAGCATTCCAGTATTATTTGATCAAGGCCAGTGTGCAGTTGGCCAAGGAAAAAGGTCCATGTGAATTCTTTGGTCGTACAAAATACAGCCAAGGCATTTTACCAGTTGACACATACAAGCGTGAAGTTGACGAGTTCCTTGGCACTGAATTACATTACGATTGGGAAGCCCTACGCAGAGAAGTTGCAGAGCATGGCATGCGTCACAGCACACTGAGCGCACAAATGCCCAGTGAATCAAGTAGTGTGTCCAGCAATGAAACAAATGGTATTGAGCCACCGCGAGCCGCAATGAGTACAAAGAAGAGCAAGAAAGGTCCGTTGAAACAAATTGTTCCTCAATATAATTCATTGAAAAATGATTACTCATATCTGTATGAAGAAGGTGTGCAAGAAGGTTATGTTCGCATTGTGGCCGCAATGCAAAAATACTTTGATCAGGCCATCAGTGGAAATTGGTCATACAATCCAAAACACTATCCAGACAACGAAGTGCCAATGAGTGTGATGTTTAACGACTTGTTGACCACTTATAAAATGGGTTGGAAGACCAGTTACTATCAAAATACATACGACATGAAAGGTGAAGATGAAGACAACATACAATCTGTGTCAGATATCCATCATAATTTACAACCAACACTATTGATACCCGATAGTGACGAAGCTTGCGAAGCTTGCACAATTTAAGGATACAGATGTCAGCAACAGTTTTTAATCAGAATAAGGTAGACTTTACCAAACAAACAATGTTTTTTGGTGAGGCTCTAAATGCCCAACGGTTTGATGTGTTCAAGTATCCGGTGTTTGATAAACTTACACAAACACAGCTTGGATATTTCTGGAGACCCGAAGAAGTGAGTTTGCAAAAAGATCGTAGTGACTACATGGACTTCCGTGATGAACAGAAGTTTATTTTCACTGCCAATCTAAAGTATCAAATACTGCTTGACAGCGTACAAGGTCGTGCGCCAGCAATGGCATTCATGCCATATTGTTCGTTGCCCGAACTTGAAGGATGTATGAACGCATGGCAATTCTTTGAAAACATTCACAGCAGGTCATACACACATATTATTAAAAATGTTTACAGTGATCCAAGCGAAGTATTTGATACCATGCTGGATGATGAGAAGATTATTGCCAGGGCTAAATCAGTGACCAAATCATACGATGAGTTCATTGCCGCGGCACAGCAATTTACAGTAGCAGGCAAAGGTACAATGCGAGATGTCAAGAAGAAGCTGTTCTTGGCCATGGTAAATGTAAACGCACTTGAAGCACTTAGGTTTTTTGTCAGCTTTGCATGTAGCTTTGCTTTTGGCGAACTGAAAAAAATGGAAGGCTCTGCTAAAATTATTAGTTTGATTGCCCGAGACGAAAGTCAACATTTAAGCATCACTAGCCATATCATTAAGAATTGGCAAAGAGGAGATGACCCTGAAATGCAAGAAATTGCACAAGAGAATTATTCAGCCATTGGTGAAATCTATGACCAAGTCGTTGCTGAAGAAAAAGATTGGGCAGACCATTTGTTTAGCCGAGGTGCTATTGTTGGTTTAAATGAACGCCTATTACACCAGTATGTCGAATACATTGGTAATCGCCGCCTTAAAGGGCTAGGAGTTGAACAACGATATGACCGAAGTGCTAACGATAATCCGTTACCTTGGACAGAGCATTGGACAAGTAGCAAGGGACTTCAAGTGGCCCCACAAGAAACCGAAATTGAAAGTTATGTCATTGGAGGAATTAAGCAAGATGTTAGCAAAAGTACCTTCGCTGGCTTCAAGCTCTGAGTTTTCTGAACTATATACAATGGAAGGTTGTGCGGCTTGCAAAAGCTCTATAACCAAACTCATTGACGCCGGCTACGAATTTGATATTATCCATTTAGACGATCATAATATGAAACAGGCCTTTGAGGTATGGGAACATAGATTAGGAAAGAATCCAAATAGTGTTCCACAATTTTGGTATAAAGGCCAATACATTGGCGGTAGTGTTGAAATTGCAAAATTTATAAAGGATAATGATGTTACTTGATATTAAGAAAAATGGCGATGTAGTAAGTTTAAAAATGAGTTCGGGCGAAGAACTCATTGGCATGTATGTTGAAGAAGACAATGCCAACTACACTATTGATCGTCCAGTTACATTGACTGTTGGCCCCAAAGGTGGTCCAGCACTGACTCCTTATCTTATGACTGTCAGTCCAGATAGGACTAGAAATTTAAAAATTAACAAGAACCTTGTGGTCACTGTGGCATCAACTGACACGCAATTGGCCGATCAGTATACTTCTGCTCTGAGCGGAATTCAAGTTGCTCCTAAAGGCATGGTCTTCAACTAAAATGCCGCAAGTACATAGACTAGGAGATCCCAATGATGAAGACGGTATAATTACCGATATTCCTCAGGGAACTGTTTTTGCAAACGAACTCCTGGTCAGTATTGATGGAAGCTTGGTAGAAGGTGGACCCACTGTTACTGCAAACGGTAGCCCTACTGTGTTTATTGGGGGTATTCCAGTAAATCGACTAGGAGATGAAGATTCAGACGGCACTCCCAGAGCCCAAGGCAGTCCAAATGTATATGTCAACGATGGTGATGCCACTGGTAAAGCCGCAACCGCAACCGCCAGTCAATCGGACAATGCCGGGGCAGGCAATACATCACCGCCATCTCCAGTGATAACACCTCCTAATATTTCCAATGCGGCCATTGCGGCAGTAAATGCGGCAGTGATCAGTACCATATTGGAGAATGCCTTTATAGCGGCACCAGCGGCAGGATTACCATTTGACCGACCAGTTGGTTTAAAGAGCATACCTTTGCCTGCAACAGCAAGTGCTAGAGCGGCTGTCGAGGATAAAATAATACAGACTATGATAAATTCTGGTGTCATACCGGCAGCACCCCCAAGTTTGCCGTTTGCAGGCGGCGTGCCTCCAGTGGTTGCAACAGCATCTGCAAGGATGTTTGCAAGTCTTGCAAGCGGCATTGCCACACCTGAAGTATCCAATGTTGCTTTGGCCGCTGTTGGAGCATGGTATAGGCAAAAAATTATAGATCTAGTACCCGAGATCAAAGAAGAAATATTGCCATTCAGCAACAATTTAGATTTAAACAATGCATCTGCATCTATAAGTAACAATGTTGAAGATCAAGTGTTGGATACCAACTATATGACCAGTTCTGCGCTACCGGCAATTGGAGAAGCATGGTATACACAGAAAATTATAGAAGCAATAACCAAAGATGGTAAGTTGCCTGAAGAAAAATTATTACCGTTTGTAGGAGATGATGTATGAGTGAACCAGCAACTGGTGTAGAATTACTGGCAGAATACGAGAACGGCACGGCTGATTATTACCTAGAAATCAGTAAAAACCGTAGAGCGGCCCAAGATAAATTTATGCAAGCGTACCCTAGACTTGCGTTCAACAGAGTCGAAGCGCATCAATATTTGATGGATTTCTTCGAAGAATTTAACAAAGTTGCCGCGAGCCTGCCACAAAATGTCAAAGACTTTCTTAAAGAAACTTTTATGGAGTATGGATATTATGTTAGTTTTAACGGCCTTAGTTTTGATGGATATTCTAATGGACCAATGGTCATCGGCGGCTACAGAGGAAGGGCTATAGCACGGGCCCGCGGAAGCTTGTTGGCCGAAGGGCTTTTAGCAGATGAATCGCTAGCCGGCGCCAAGCGATATGCTACTCATTTATACTCTTTCGCTGAGTATGACTTTGCCCTGTTTAAAGTCAGAGTAACCAATCTAACGGATGGAGGAGAACCTCAAATTGAATATGATCCACCTGAATGGGCTGAAGGAATGCCAACAAAAGTAGACCCAAATTACCAGCCTGGCTAAATTTCGTAAAACTTCCATAAATATAGGCTTAGACATGGGAGTTTTAATCAATGTGTTCAGTAAAGCCAACAAATTCTGGGGCTAGGCAAACTACAGAATCTGGCAGAATTTTTTATCCAAATACACCAGCTGGCAATGCCGCGGCAACAGAGGACATGAACAAGTCAGGTGGCGGCGGCGACAAAGGCCGCCCTGATCCACCAAAAAAGGCTGACCCAGATGATCTTAAAGATTGCTCGACATACACAGATGCCCAATGGGATTCCGGATGTAGTAAAAGTTATCGATTCTCTGACATGAAATACAAGCCTGTTGATGGACAAGGATCTGCACCAGCTGTACAAATTGCCTGTAATTGGCAAAGATTGTGTCAACAAGTGCTGGATCCACTCAAAGCCCAATTTCCTGCGTTGAACATAAATTCTGCATACCGCACCATTGTGCATGACAAAAGCCTTGGTGGCAGTGGCTCAGGAGATCATACATTTGGCAAAGCCGCAGATCTTTCACTTGGTGGTGGCCCAGAGGGAGCAAGAAAAATCTTTAAATTCATAAGAGAAAATAACTTACCATTTAGTCAATTGTTGTTTGAAGGTAACTGGACACATGTGTCCTTGGGTGGTGGCTCCAATGCGGCCAGTGCCATTGGAGTTGCTCGAGATGGCAGAAACTTTTCAAGTTGGCACGCCAGAAGCGGCGCTGGCCTCCCCCCAGATTTAGCATAAGTATCGTACCATGGCAAATATCCCGATCATACCCGGTGTTTCAGTTACCCCAATGGGCATACTCAACAAACCGATCAAAGACATTGTTTGTGCCATTCTGTTTGGTGGCATCAACAACATGCTCAAGGGAAACTTGCTGTGTGTAAACTTGGATCTTGAGCAGTTGCTGGACGAACCAATTGTTGCAGATTTAAAAGCTGAACTGTTGGATTTGAAAAATGATCTCAAAGCACTGGAAGAACTGTCCGGCATTAAAGATGTACTTGGCAGAGTAAATCAAGCTGTTGCTGAAGTGCAAAACTTGCTGGCGTTGGATGGCTTATGTAAAATTCCATTGAAGGCTCCAAAAATTCCTGACATTTTAAATTCAATCATTGATGCAGAATTTAACAATGCCAACGCCATTCTAAATGACATTGGCAAACTGACCAAACCCAAGTTATGCATTGATGCCAAAGGCGGCCTTAATACTGGCAGTTACAATCCCAAAAGTATTCTTGGTAGCATACAAAAAAAATTAAAAACGGCCACTGCCATTCCTGGCCAACAGTTGAATGTATTAAAAAAGAGATTGACTCAAGTCAGTGCTGGACTAAAGGCCAGTGTCAACAGACAATTGTTTCCAGACTTTAGACACAAAGCAGATTTGACAACAGGCAAGAAATACAGCAAAGGTGGTGCCGGAG